TGTTCGGTGCGGTATAGAGGTTGATATCCTCACGCATGGCGCCGTAGAAGCCGTCCTGGGCGATGCCGACGCGCTGGCAGAGGATGGAGGTGCGGAAGGTCAACGGAGGGAGAAGGCGCTTCTGCTGGCGGATGAAGTCTTCGCCTAAGACGGCGAGGTTGACGATGCTGCTGTACTCTTTGTATAGCGTACAGTAGCTCCGAAGCAGGTCGAGCTGCTTGTCAATCTTTTCCAGCTGTCTCTCGTAGAAATCCTTCCGATTCGGATGCTTGCGCAGGCGTTCCTGCAATGCCCATCGATGATAGACGAGACCTTCGATGCCTCTGACGAGCTCGGGGTCCATCTGTTTCTCGAAGTCTAAGAACCAGCTGCCCTTCTTCGTCACGGGCATGTCGCAGGTGATGGTGAGCCCATGGTGCAGGGGCCTGCCTCCGAAGTACATCTCGTTGCCACGGTTGGTCTGGAAGGTTTCGTTCTTCAGCTTCTCGTAGTCGACGAACTTCGCTTCGTCGATGAAGAGATGGTCGTTCGACATACCATTGGAAGCACCTTCCCGGTCCTGCGTGATCATCTGAAGGACACTTCCGTTGTAGAAGGCGATGGTGTGGTCCCAGCTGTCGGGGGTGAAAAGGGGCTGGTCCCAACAGAGGGCCTTCCAAGGTTTCTTGTTGACGGTGTAGTGGATATCGCGCTTGTAGCCCATGCGCTCGAAGTGCACGGTGATGGAAGGGATGACGGAGGTGAGCAGCTTCTTGTAGGAAGGACCGACGAAGCCGGAGGAGCTGCGAGGCATGGACTGGAAGGCCTGGATGAGCCGGACGGACTGCACGAGACCTTTGCCGATGCCACGGCCGCCGACAAGGATGAGGTTCCGGGGCTGGAGCATCAGCGTGTAGGCTTGCGCATCGTTCAGGTACATGCGCAGGGTGCTGTCAGTCGTCGGTGTCGTCGGGGATTTCTTCATAGGCTATGTCTTCAGCTTCGTCGTAGATGGGAGCTGTCTCATGGGTGTACTTCTTGATGAGCTTGTCGATTGTACCACGGAGGTTGGGGATCTTCTTCAGACCAAGAACGCTGGGGTCGTCGGTGGGAATAATCTGCAGAGGCGTAATCTGGTCGTAGGCCAAGTCGGGTGTGTCTTCCTTGTCGAGCTGGTTGGCCTTGATGTAGTTCTTTTCAAGGGATGCAACGGCGCGGTAATCACCCCGACGCTTCGCTGCATCTATGTGCTGACGGTTCATCTCGTTGAATCGCCAACGCGCGAAGTCCTTCGTCATCTGCTGGATGTTGCCCAAGAGCAGCATCGTGAGCTGTACGTCTTCGTAGGCCTTCGACTGCTTGATGCCATTCATCCGCTGATTGTAGTCGACCATCTCGGAGATGGAGCGGGTGGGGAACTGAATCCAGTAGGCGTACAGTCCCCGGATGCGGTGGATGCGACGAATCGTCTGCTCGGGAACATTCTGTTCGAGCAGACGATCGTCATCCAGAGGAAGGAGGGAGGCGTAGGTGTCGATATCGGGAAGCTGACTCATTGCTGTTGCTGGTTGGGTTCAACGGTCTCAGCGTCTTTGTTCTTGTCGAGGGTTGTCAGCTGGATGATGGGGACCTGTACGGTGTACTTGTCGCTCCAGCCGTTGTAGTGCATGATGATGTGGTAGGGCATGGCCATCACCTCTCTGAAGGGGGTCAGCATGACCTGCTTCAGGGTGAAGAGCTCGCGCTTGTCGCTGCCGGAGTTGTTCATCTGGCTCTTACCTGGCGTTGCGCCGACAAGGTTTGGATGGACGCCCATGCAGAAGCAGAGGGCGTTGGAGGCCTCACACATGTCATCGGCCCAGTCGCCACCTTCTTTCCTGGTACCCTCGTTGAGGTTGATGATGCGCACCATCCTGTTCTCCTTGCCGTTGGGGTCGATGAAATAATGGGTGACGAGCCCCTTGCCGGCATTCTCCGCACCACAGACGTAGTTGATGATGTCATCCTCGAGCTCTTCCTTGCGCTTGCGCTGCTCTTCGAGGTCGATGATGCCTTCTTCCATGAAGACGCTCTGGAAGTAGTCGCGGTGAATTTCTATCTGAACACGCGGGGCGCTGGTGTTCCTGATCATCGCGAGCTTGCCGACGCTGATGGCGCGGTAGATGTCATACCAGTCGTCGCAGAACATGGCAGCGTAGTAGGGGACGGGGTAGTACTGATAGCAGGGGGTTGGCATCCGGCTGACGACGCAGAAGCACCGCGTCGACGTGGGCTTGCGCTTCTCACCCGTGGCAGGGTCGGCCACCTTGCCCATCCGGACAAGGAGGTCGCCAAGGGGGTTGCGCATGTTCAGCAGCTCATAGATCTTCGGGTCGGTAGGCTGGCCGTCGCGCCAGTTGCCATAGATGACATGGCGGATGACGCCATCCTTACCGGCTTTCTCGAGACGGCAGTAGCAGGCTTCGCGATGGTGGATATTAACAATCTTGCTACCGTCCCTCGAGAGCTGCAGCAGGGTGAAGACGATAGAGAAGTGCTGCATGTCGGTAGCCTGGTGAAGATAGAGCTCGTGAAGATTGTTGCGGATACAGAACTCGCGGATGGCAGGGTCGTCGGTGCGCTTGCCGGACTCGCGCTCTGCGAAAATGATGCCCTGCGAATAGGTGCAGAGGGTGTTGACCTGCATGCACTGTGCCGTCACCATGTTACGACGCAGCAGGCTGACGAGACGGAAGGGAAGCTGGTCGTCATCGCCCCAGGAGGCATACTGATAGGTACGGCGGCCTATCTTGATGGTAGAATAGCTGACGGCCTGAGGGTCGCTGACCTCAGACGTGAGGTCGGTGCTGACGGTATCGCCACGGAGGATGTCGACACCGGAGACGTTCTTGATGCCGCCGGGGGCGAAGGTGAAAACGTCGTAGTCGCCTTTCTTGCCGGTCTTCATAAGGGTGTTCTTGTTATTCATAAGTCAGGTTCAGATGTATTGGTATTCGGGGATGGCGTCGAAACATGGGCATTCCTTGATGCGTTCCCATGGGTCGACCTTGCCGTTGTGGTTCTTGTCTGGGGAGATGTCGCGGTGACCGAGGATCTGCGCATCGGGATAGCGCTTCTTCAGGTCGGTGAGAAGAAGACGGAGGGAGTCTTTCTGCGCATCGGTGCGCGTGTCGGCAGCCTTCCACTTGCCGCGGATATGGTCGATGCCGCCGATATAGGCGACATGGATGCTGTCGGCATTGTAGCCTTTGACACCGTTGGCACAGCGGGACTCATCGAGGAGCTGCGTGGTGACGCCGTTAGCGTCGATGATGTAGTGGTAGCCGGGGTTCTTCCAGCCTATACCACGCCAGCTCTGTTGGATGCGACGGACGGTGACGTTCTGGGAGGTGGCCGTACAGTGGACGAAAATGCGACGGATAGTTCTCATGCCTGACCCTCCTCTCCTGATGGACGGGGGCCGGAGAGGCGCTCGTCGATGTAGTTACGAATTTCTCCGGACTTCGTGCGGATGAACATGGCAACACCGAAGATGCTGCCGGCATAGATCATTGTCTGCCCTGCATACCACAAGACGCCGTCAAGGACTTCTCCCTTCATGAAGAAGGAGCAGAAGACCAGGACGACGCCGGAGAGGAGCGTGAGGACGGCCGTGCTGTATTGAATCCAATCTTTGCTATTCGTAGTCATAATTTTTGCGTTTTGGTGTAGCAAAGATACGGACTTTCGCGGTTCCGTAAAAATACGGAGTCAACTGTGTCTTCGCTTGCGCTTGGAGGATTTTCCCGTCTGTCTCGAGATATCTTTCTCGATGGTACGCTCGGTGACTTCGGCGTAGATCTGCGTCGTCTGCACCTTGGTGTGGCCGAGCATACGCTGAACAGTCGTGACAGGAACGCCTTCCTCTAACAGAAGGGAGGCGAAGGTGTGGCGGGAGGTGTGGAAGGTAACACGAAAGTCTACATTGATGCAGGCCTTGCGTAGTAGGTCGCGGATGGTGGAGTTGACCTGGCTGTTCGCGGGAAGACGGCTGTTCATCTTTCGGATGTCGCCATCATAGCGTTCAAGGAGTTTTTGGGCTCGTCCCTCGAACAGCCGGGTATAGGGGATAGAGACGGGCAGGTTGGTCTTCTGCATCGTGATGCGGATCCAGCCGTTCTTGAAACAGCTGGGCTCCAATGCAAGGAAGTCGCTCCAGCGCAAGCCGGTGAAGCAGCAGAAGAGGAAAGCATCGCGGACGATGGTCTCTCGATCGCTCAGATTCGTCAGCTTCTCTAATTTCGTGATGTCACCGTCACCGAGGAATCCATGTCGGCTGGTCATGCCTTCGACACGATAGCGTTCGAAGGGGTTGCGAGCCAACATGTCACGCTTCACGGCTTCGTTGAGAACGGCGCGCAGCAGTCGCAGCCTGCTGATGCGGGTATTGTGCTGAACACCGCAGTCCTTCAGGTAGAGGTCGTATTTCTCAATGAAGCTGTAATCGCATTCGTCGACGCGGATGCCACGACGGAAGCGGTCGATGTCGTTCAGCAGGGTGCGGTAGTTGGCCTTGGTGACATCGCGCCTGTCGCTATGACTGATGACATTCCGACCGAAATCGGTCAGCTTCGCACTGGGAGCTGTTTTGCTTTTGACGGCCTCACGAAGCATGGGGAGTGTCACCCGGATATCGCGCTTCATGAAGTCCAGCTCGACGCGCTCGATGTCGATGCGCTGCCGACGAAGGATGACGTTCAGGTCGGTAGCTAACTCGTGGTCGACGACCATACCGTCGCGCCAGTAGCATGGTTCCAAATATACCTTCGTGGAGAAATAGATGCGACGAACACCCTGCTGGCATTCTATCTGCACAAGGCCTTCTCCTTTACGGTTCAGCCGTCGTGAACGGTTGAAGACCAGACGGTACCTAATCTTTTCGTATTTTTCATTCATGAACGTATAATAATTTTGGGGCGACTTGTTAAGAATTCTCACAAGTTTCTATGTTTCACATGGTTACAGCTTTCAGGGCTGAAAAGTGTTGCCAAATGATGTACACATAGGTGCATCATTTGGCAAACATTTTTCTAAGAGAGGTCGCCGGGAACGTAGATTTTCAACGCTCCAGCCGAGGTTTTAGTAGCAACCTGCGTGTAGCTCTTGTTGGCGGCGAAGTTAAGGGAAACCTTGCTGCTGGACGTGCCTGCAAGGCCGTTGAGAACTTGAATATTCTTCACTTTCGCCGTTGTTATCTGGGTGTATTGAACACCGTCAAACACAGTGGATTGGGTGATATCGTTGCCCCAAGAGTTATATCGGCAATCATTGCCCCAAGAGTTACCTTGGCAATTGTTGCCCCAAGAGTTACCTTGGCAAACGTTGCCCCAAGAGTTGTAGTAACAGTTGTTGCCCCAAGAGTTACCTATGCAAAAGTTGCCCCAAGAGTTACGTGAGCAACTGTTGCCCCAAGAGTTATTATAGCAATCATTGCCCCAAGAGTTGTTGGAGCAATAGTTGCCCCAAGAGTTGTTTTGACAACCGTTGCCCCAAGAGTTGGACTGGCAGGAATTGCCCCAAGAGTTATAGGTGCAGGAATTGCCCCAAGAGTTATTGTTGCAATTGTTGCCCCAAGAGTTATTGTTGCAATTGTTGCCCCAAGAGTTGGACTGGCAGGAATTGCCCCAAGAGTTGTACTTGCAGTCCGAACCGATAACGTTAGAGTAGTTGTCGTTTCCGAACATGACATTGTTCGGAAGGCCAGACGAACAGGCCTTGAAAACATTGTGGTGGACAGAATGAGATGAGGACAGAGAAAAGTCGGTCTGCTCGCCACCAGAAGCGTCGCTGCTGAAGGTGAACGCCCAGATATAGTCGGAATCGTCTTCTACAGATAGGCCATTCGGCAAAGTGTTGATATCGGCTATAACATAGCGATTGTTCAGACCCTGACGGTCTGCGTCGCTGTCACTGGCCAGCCAACGCTTGAACTGGATGTTCTTGAAGTCATAGGGACACTCGTTGCCGAACTCGTCCTTCATCCAGAGAATGGTGCCCTTTCCTTCGTCGGTGAGCTCGGCAATAATGGTACTGATGGATGTCTGTGTATTTTCACCTTTCTCGCCAGTGTCCGGGTAGTATACCCACATCTCAGCACCTTCCTCCTTCGTGAGGGAGACCAAAAGGCTGAAGCCGTAGTCTTCAGTAAACTCGGACGCATCCCAGAGGATGTATGTCTGTCCGTCGATGTCAACAGTTCCAAGGCTGGATGCCCTGTAGCCGTCGTTCTCGTCTTCGATGATAGTACATATACGACTGCTCCACTTTTCATTGTCAAGTTTATACTTCAGCTCCCAGGCCTCCAGGTTGCTATTGGAGAAATAGGCATCGCCGTCGTGGCATGCAGCCCAGGCCTGTTCGTTGAGGACAGAGGCACTATCAGCCCGGACGATGACATCGAAAGGATGTCCGGCACTCCGTGTGTCGTTCTGCATCGTCGTGGTGACATAATCGGTGATGCGGTAGAAGCGACCGGGGAGCAGCTCCCCGTTGTCACGGAGGGCCTTCAGGTCGCTCCAGCTGATGGCCACGCACATACCATCCTCGATGGACTTGCGCATGGCAGCGAACAACGGAGCATGAGCGGTCTCGTCTTCGTTGTGCTCGGCAACCTTATTGTCAAGCTCGCCGATGGCTTCGTGAACGTCGCTGACAGCCTGCTGCACTTCCTCGATGATAGCTTCGTTCAGCCCTTTGTAAAGCTGAACCTCGAGGGTGAGGTCGAAGCTGTCACCTGTCTGCTGCACGGTGTCGGTGACAAGGGCCTCGGTGAAGTCGGTGTAGCGAAGGAGGCTCTCGTAGAAGGTGCGCCACTGGCTGCCTCCGAGGGTTCCTTCGATGAGAAGGCCGTAGACGTTGGTCATGATGACCTTCGCGGGGATGTCGACAATGAGCTTGTCAACATCAAGCTGGAAGGTCAGGTTCTGACGGTAGCCTAAGCGGCTGAGGATGCTCACCTTGATGTCTTCGGCAAGGTGGGTCGGGAAAATGTCGCCATCACGCTGCAGGGTGACAACGAGGGTGATATCGTTGCCACGGGTGATGTTCAGTTGGGTTTTGTTCTTGTTGATATTCATATCGCGAAATGAATTAGATGTCGTCAAGATCGTAGGATATCTCCGTGCAGAACTGGCGGCAGGTGGCCACGGCCATAGGACTGCCGGCTTCGGCCACGTCAATCTGATTCTTACGCAGCTTCTGCATGGTGGAAGAATAGCCCTTCAGATAGGCTATACGAAGAGGGTGGTCGTGCCGACGGACGCTGCTCTTGAAGATGTCTTCGCTGACACCTAAGAGGCAGGCTATCTCGGAAGGTGGCGTCAGGAGACTGGCCAGACGGGTGACTTCGGATAGCTGCTCATCGGTGAGGTTGAGTTCATGGTTGAACATTTTCTGCTAATGCTTTGTTGATGATAGGGTTATACTTATCAGTTAACAGCTTTAGTTGAACCTCCGCGTCGTGCACGAGCTTGGGGTCGGTGCTGATGAAGGTCTGTTCTGCTCGGTCGCCGTAGGTCTGGTTCTGGGAGGTCAGGACAACGACGTCCAGGACGCGACTCTTCACAATGAGAATCTTGCTGTGGTTGGGCAGCAGGAAGAGCTCGTCGAAGCAGTTGCGGACAAGGGTGTCGAGATGAACGGTCTTGCGCGCGGCCTTCACGTCGGCGACGAGGAGGGCATGGCGGACGAGACCGTTGCGACGCAACCGGTGGAAGCCGCAAAGGAACTCCTCGGAGGTGCTGAAGGTGGTCATGGAGACATCGGCAGGACCGGTCTGCTCCAGTATCCAGCGCAACAGCCCGAGGGTGTGAAGGCCATGACCGAGATGCAGGTGGCTGTCATTCGCCTGCAGGGGCGTCGACAGGAAGATGGAAGTCGTCATACTTCTTCATGTCCTTCTTGTATGCGTACCAGTTGTCCTTCAGCTCCTTCAGCAGCTCAAAGCGGTCGCAAGGCTGGCTCAGACCGAGACAGGTGTTGCGAAGCGACTGCATCTTTTTCCAGCGCTCGGCGTTCTTGGTCCAGAGGGCCTGTATCTTCTCGGGGAGCTGGTCGTGGTCGGGACGAAGCCCACGGCCACGGGACGGGGTGTCGCCATCGGGAAGCGTCGGGGGCTCGTCCTTGATGACGCTGATGCCAGCGGTCACTGTGGCCCGAACCTCTGCATCCATCTGGGCAACACCTTCGATGTCGAGGCCGGCAGCGAGGTGGGCAGCATGGCGACGGAGGAGCTGGGTGAGCAGGGGCATGGAGGTCTGCGGCCTGCGGACGATGGTGTTGTACAGACCCTTTCTGTTGGGCAGGATCTGCCTCAGGAGGTCGGCACCCTCGAGGATCTGCGCCTCGGTGGGGTTCTCGATGGT